GGTATATTATATTTGTGATTTTTGTGGTAAAGCCTTTTTTAATCATGAAAAAACTGAAATGCTTGCGCGCGGTAGATGGGAGCCGACTTCTAAAAGTTATTCAAGATCATTTAGGTCATATCATATTAGTTCTTTGTATAGTCCGATAGGAATGTTTTCATGGGAGGAACTTTGGGAGGAATACAGAAAGGCTCAAGAAGATCCTGATGGCTTGAGAGCTTTTGTAAATTTATCTTTAGGGATGCCATACAAAGAAGTTGGTTCACGGCCAGATTTAAAAAAAGTTATTGAACAGCGTGGAAGTTATAGACAGAGCACTATTCCCCAGGGAGTTTTATTTTTAACAGCTGCTATAGATGTTCAACAAGGAAGTGAAACAGATACTGAGAATCCGCCAAGATTAGAAATGGAAATAATGGGACATGGTGCCGGATATAGATCATGGTCTATCTGTTATAAAAGATTTCCCGGTGAAATAGATGATCCTTATCAGGGAGCATGGGAAAAATTAAATCAGTATGCAGCGGATAGTAAATTACAATTCAAAAGATCTGACGGAAAAGGATTTGTTGTTGAATTGGTTTTCATAGATAGTGGTGATGGAAATTTTGTTGATGTCGTTTATAGATTTGCGAAAAGGTGGCGTAATACATTTCCGATTAAAGGTTTTGGTAGCTTAAAGAAACGGAAGCATGAAAAGCAGGATGAAATAGATGAAGTTGGTCCAATGAACTTTAAAAGATACAGGGCTGTTAAAATTGGCGAAGGAAATATTTTATACGAGATTTCTACAAATTATTATAAAAATCATATATATAATAATCTAAAAGTTCAGCGCCTTCCATTAGATCCACAGAAACCAGGATTTTGTGATTTTCCTGTAGATTATGGTGAAAAGTATTTTAAGATGTTAACAGCTGAAGAAAAAAGAACTGACGGAAGTTTTTATTCAGGCGGTAGGAGAAATGAGGCATTGGATTGTAGAGTTTATGCAATGTGTGCCGGTGATGTTTATTTAGATGCAAAAGTTATGGAAGTAAAAGCAATGGCTAAAAGCAAGGGTGCTGATCCGGTTCAAATACAAAAATTAAATCATGCTGTAGTTTTACAAGAAATGACTAGGGTGATACTAAGAAGAAATACTAAATAAAATTATTATAGTTCCTACACTCAAACCACCTATACCAAAAATTATAGCTTTCCTATATTTAGCTTTCCATAATTTTTCACTAATCGTATTCGCTTCGGTAGATTTATCAAATTTACTATTCAAAATATTAATCTGATCATTTAAGAGCTTATTCTCATTTTGATAAAATACATTATCAGATACTGGTATTTCGAAGTTGAGTTTGAAATAATTCAATTCAAGAATAAAAGCATCGTATTTTATTGTAATAGTCGTTCCGGCCGGAATATATATAAAATTAGAATTTATTTCAACTGTCTGACCGCATACAGTAATTGCAAAATGTAGAAGTAATAATAGAATGAGTATTAGTGTTTTTTTAATCATGGTATTTATCCCTTAGATAATCAATGAATTTATCTTGTGGCATAACGGTAATCTTTTCAGACGATTCTTTCCTATCAGACTGTATTTTCTTTATTTTTTTATCATTCTCAATATATAATATATTCAATTCTGATATTTCATTATTTAGCCGTAAAATTTCCTGTTTGTAGTAATAAGCTTTTCTGTGTTTGATCATTGAATAGCCAAAGGTTATTAAAAGCAAAATAAATAATATTAGAAGTATTGTATTCTTAAGATTTTTTAACTTCATCTTTAGTTATTCCTTTTTTTATTGCACTGACTACTATTTTTGCAGAATCTTTAATTTTTGTAGTTATATAAGCCAGGCATATTGCCCCGAAGGTTTTTATCAAGAAATCATAGAAATCCTTATCAATATTAATTATATCTATTCCTAATTCATTCCTTGTTGGAATAATTCTTATTATTGTAACTCCGGTTAGAATGAACAGTGAAATTGCAAAGGCCAATCTTGTTAATGAGAATTCGCCATCTGATTTATGGCTTATTGCATATAAAAATCCTTTTTTGTTCTTCATTGTTATCCTTCCATATATTTTTTAGCTCTATCAAAATATTTTAAATCATTAGACGATATTATACGTAAAAGTGAGTTAGCATAATTTGAATCTGTTGCATATTTTTGTTCATCATCTTGTAAGTTTAGAATAGCCTCTTCAACTGATACTGATTCGACAACATCTTTAAACCATGGAGCTGAATACAAGACTTTGATATAATCTTTTATACTCGCATCAACTGAACTATAAGCTCTGAAAGAATGTACTTCTGAGCTTACAATTTTATCCCTTTCTTCTTTTGTCATTATAGCAATGGATTTTCCTTTCCAGCCAATAGATTTAATTCCATAAAGGGTTGATGCGTTTTTATTCCATCCGCTTTCAAGAGCTGCTTGGGCAATGGCCATGCTTGGAAATATTTTTGTTCCGACACAGTATAACATTATTTTTACACCAATAGTAGATAAGAATTCATTTACGTGTGTATGTTTAGATGTAGGTATTGGATTTCTATTAGAAAATGAGGCGAAATCTTTAATGTTGGTTTTAGTTGCAGTAACTATCTTTTTTGGCTTAATCCATTGGTTGATAAGTATAAATAAGATTTTTAATATAGATTGAATCATTATTTTCCCCTCCTGGTATTTAGATCATTTTTATATAATTCTCTTAAACCTGAAAACGCATTATTTAATTTATCATGAGATGATTGTAGTTTTTGAAATTCTGTCCAAGATGTTAATTCTAGTTTCATTTCTGTTTTTACTAATTTTAGTTTCAATTCTATAGCCTTTTCAATTTCTTCAGAATGAGTTTTTAGTGATTTTCCAATTTCTTTAGAATGAATAGTTAAAGCTACTTTTATATCATCAGCGTATTTCTTAATAGATATATATATTACTCTTGCTAAAATGCCAATTAGGCCTGAAATGACGGTTGAAACGATTATGAGGATTATTTTTTCTTTCATGGTAAAATACTTGATTTTTATATACAAACATAGTATATTCTTAATATAATAAATAAATAAGGAAAGTCAATATATGAGTTTACTTTCTAGTTATAGAAAACAACAACTATTGGCGCGGCATGCAAGGAAGGTAGTAGTTTTAGAAAAGCTTTATGATGCAATTGATGCCGCTGCAATAGCTCAAAAATCTTATAAATTTGATAGTGGTGAAGGTTCACAGTCAGCTATTTATAGAGATATTGAAGATCTACAAAAAACTATAGATAGTGTGGAAGCTCAGATTGATTGGATTCAGGGTAAACTATGTGGTACCGGTTTGGTGAATTTTGTATTAAGAAGGAAACAGCATAATTACTTATGAATGAAAAAAAAGGTATATTAAATTTTTTCTTCCCTGGAAAAAAAGAATCAGTAAAAGAAATAGTAAATGAGATTAATACTAATCAGCCACGGGCATCATATACTTTACCGGGGGCTGGTTATTCAGGTCGTTCCGGTGGTGCTAAATGGCGTGGTGGTCTTTCAGCTTCTGGGCAAAGAACAATTTTAAATCATAAAATCCTTAGACAAAATGCGCGGTCGGCTTATCATGAAACTCCAATAGCAAGAGCGTTTGTTGATAGATTTACTGATAGCGTTGTTGATGTTGGATTAATGGTAGAACCAATTCCAAAAGCAGATGTTTTAGGAATAACAGATGAACAAGCTGAAGAATGGGGTGAAAAGGTAGCAAGCGGATTTGATAGTTGGGCCAGAACAAAAGCACAGAATAGATCTAGAAGAATGACATTTTATCAATCACAAAAATTATATAGTACAGGACAGCAAAGAGACGGTGAAAATTTTGTCAGATTGTTTTATTCAAGGGATCGTAAATTAATTAATCCATTACAATTTGATTTCTTAGAACCTGATCAGATAAAAGGTAATGCTAGAACAACAAGCTATGGATTTACAAATGATTATGATGGAATTGTAAGAGATTCAAGCGGTGTTGAAAAGTCTTATAAAATTTGGGTTAGAGATCAATCAAGTTTAGAAAAACCTTTTAAGGAAGTTACGGTTCCAGCTGTTGGTTCAAAATCAGGAAGAATATTTATGCTTCATGGATTTTCTTTAGAATATGCAGGTCAAACCAGAGGGTATAGTAGATTGGCGCATGCCTTACAAGATTTTGAAAATCTTACAGATTTTTCATCAGCTCAGATAAAAAAAGCAATAGCGCAAAGTAATATTTCAATGTATGTAAAGCCAAGCCAGGATAAACCAGCATCTAATCCTATGGAAGGAATGTTATCTAATGGTGGTGCTGGTCCTGTTGTTGAACAATTTGGAAGCAACCCAACTCCGTCAGCCGAAGCCGTTAATACTCCAAATGTAAGTTATCAACCTCTTCCAGAAGCTACAATAGATACTCCCGGAAGTGTTGGTTTTTTTAATTTAAATAGCGGTGAGGATTTATTGCCATTTAAAAGCACCGCTCCCGGTGAAAGTTACGATAGGTTTGTAGATACATTTGTTACACATCTTGCGGCGTCTATATCTATTCCTATTGAAGTTGTTTTAATGAAATTTAATCAAAATTATTCAGCATCAAGAGCATCATTAATTTTATTTTGGAGAGTAGCGAATATTTGGCGTGAAGATATGGCCTCTGATTATTTAAACCCTGTTTATGAATCTTATATTGCTGAAGAAATTGCAGCCGGAAGATTATCGGCGCCAGGGTGGCAAGATCCTAGAATGAAAGCAGCTTGGTTAAATAATAGATGGATCGGTGCTCCTATGCCAAATATTGATCCACAAAGAACGGCAAACGCTGACAAGATACATGTTGAAATGGGTTTACAAACTTTAGATAGAACAGCACGAAACCATAATGGGTCATCTGGCAAGTCAAATAGAACAAAGTTAAAGAGAGAGTTAAAAGATTTGCCAGTTCCACCATGGAGTAAAGGAAATGGGGTAAAAAAATAATGGCTAATCCAGAATTAATTGATTGTCTTGTAGATACATGGACTAAAGTTGCATCGAATGTAACGATGGGGAATGTTTGGAAAAAAAATTCATTAGCTGAATATTATCAAACATATAGAACGGCCGGGGCTGATGCCCCCACTAATCGTGAAGATGGTGTTGTTTTCAATGATTTAATGATTCCAATTTCTGCCCAAGCTGGTATAGATGTTTATATTTATTGTCATGGACAAGACGGAAAAGTGAGAGTTGATTTATGATATGTGAAGTCATTGGCAATAAACCTCTTTATGGAAATGGTGGAGGGGGTGGCGGAGCTAAGGACGATCAGATAATTGATATATCTGCTGGTGCTTTTGATTACCCGGAAGTTTCTTTTGCCCCTTTGAATAAAGACATATTAGCTAACGGTCAAATATTAGAACAATGGGCACAGGATACTGAAATTCAAAAAGTATTAGATGGAAATAGAAGGTTATATGATGATATTGATTTAACTGGCACAGTTACATTTGAGGTTGCTGTAAAAGCAGAGACCGCTCCAGCTGCTAATAAATCAGTCGTTCATGAATATTTACATAGCCATTCAGAAAATGGTTTTTCAGTAGACCAACCTTTTGTAATCGTATCTAGTGGGGCAAAAATTATCGGAACTGTTGTTAAGGGTATATATATACATTCTTGGACGCAAACTATAGAAACCCTTGGATGGAAAAAATCAGGGTTTTTAAGATCTGGAGTACAGAGGAATCCCGCACCGCCAGATGATTTGGTTGATCGTTTAGGTTATTTACATTTAAGAATAAGGATTCCAAGGGCTTAGAATGGCATTAACTTTCGATAGAACAAGTGATGAATATGCAGTTGTGCCTGACCATGTGGATTTAGATGGTGTGTCTGCTTTTTCTTTTTCTTTTTGGTTGAGATTGCCGGATGTTACAACGGTAGTCTCTTATTCTATTGTTAGAAAATATAACGGGTCTACACAGCCTTATACTATCAGGTTCGACGGGTCTGTTTCCGGGGCAAGATTGCTGTTTGGATTAACAGCTGGGGGGTCCGGTGCAAATTTTATAAGCAATACTCTTGGTCAGTATTTATCCACTAATAAATGGTATTTGATTACTTGTTCTTATAATGGTGTTGCTGGAAGAGTCAGAGCCTATTTCAATACTACCCTTGCAATAAGCGATGTAAAATTGGGAACTTTGGCTGCTAATAATGCTGATGTATATATAGGCAGATTAAATACTGCTTCAAGTGAAAATTTGACAGGCGGTTTATTCGATCTAAGATATTATAAAAGAGAGTTATCATTTGAAGAAATACAGACTATATGTAATAGTCATGGTAATGACAATATAACTAGTTCTGGATTACGGTTGCCAATGAGTGAAAAGAATGATGGAGCTTTGGCAAGTGGTGCAAATTCTATAATAGATGTTAGTATTGGAAATAAACCGGCTACACCTTATAATAATCCCGTATATGTTCCTGCGCCTTTAAAAGTATTAAAAGGATAAAAAAAAATGGCAAGTTTTACGAATTTGATTACATTGCAAGATTTAAGAAATGTCAAGACTTCTAAGTATATAGATAATCCTGATTATAAGGTTTGGAAGTCTGTCAGATACCCTGAAGGTTTAGTTTTACCAAAATGTGAAATTAAATATAGGAAAAGAGTAAATGATGATGTAGTTGAAATGACGGCGCATGAAAAATCAGAAAAGGATTCAGAAATTCAAGCTGTTATTGATGCTGCTTTGGCAGTACAAAAAGATATTACTCAAGCTGATAAAATAATAAAGGCTCTTGCTTTTATTATTTTAGATGAATTAAATTTATTACGTACTAAAGCTGGTTTAGAGCCAAGGACAATAGAGACTTTAAAATTAGCTATAATAAGCAAATACTAAATAGGGTAGAGTTATAAAATTATGGGAAGAATAAAAAATTGTATAAAGAAGATTGATAAGGGGGAAAGATAAAAAATGCCTAATCCTATATATGTTAATTGTCCTGAAGGTGAGTGGACACCTGTGGCTATAGCTGTTAGAAATGGGGTTGTTCATGTGCAAAAATCTGATGCAGAATATTATGAAACTTATAAAGTAACTGGTGATCCTGTCCCTACTTCCAAAGCTGAAGGTGTTAGGATGTTTCCTGCTGGTGGGATTATTTCGTGTTCTGAAAAGTGTGATATATATATTTGGTGTACCGGTTCATCCGGAAAGGTAAGAGTCGATTTATGAAACAACCTATAGATCATATGATAGGCAATGCCGGTGATAGATTACCGCAATTATGGGATCTTTTAGATTCAAGTGAAGCGGCTTTTGAAAGAACTGGATTTGAAAATCGTATTGATAGTACAATATCATTTGATAAAGAAACAAAAACTTTCACTATAAAACCTACAGCTGAATTATATAATATATTTATTAATTCAGTAAAAGAAACTAAAAGAGCTGTAGAAACTATAGCTATTGATGATGTTGAAGGTATCTGGTTTATTTATTTTGATCTTGATTTTGTAATACAGAGAACTCAAATATTTACCAATGATATAATCACAAAATTTGTTTTAATAAAAATATTATATTGGGATTCAACTAATAAACAGTTATTGTTAGATGAACCATTAGAAGAAAGGCACGGTTTGTCAATGCCGGGAATTACCCATTTAAGATGGCATACTAAATTTGGTGCTAATTTAACAGATGGTGCTGCGTTAAATTCAAATTTGGCTGATCAAACAGGGGCTCTAGATAGTCATGCTCAATTCGGAATAGATTCTGGTGTTTTTTATGATGAAGATTTGGAGCATATTTTAAATAGTCAGGTGGCTCCTGCTCTTAGTGATGTTCTTTATAAAACTGGAGTAAATGGTGATTGGAGATATAAACCACGTGATGTTTTTCCAGTTATAAGTTTTTCTGGTGGAAATGGGTTACTTGCATATAATGAGTTTACCGGTGGTGCTTGGCAGCAAACTGAGGTATCTAACGGTAGGTTTGTACTTGCTCATTGTTATTTGATAAATGGTGATACTAAGAAAATGGTTTTTATCCAAGGTGAAAATACATATCTTAATCAGGTTTCGGCACGTGAGGGCGCGGAAATCGAAATAGACAATATAAAATTAGATGGGTTACCTTCACCGGAAATGATTGCTATAGGAACTATTATATATCAAGTATCTACTTCTTATACTAATTCTATTAAAGCCAGAATAAGAACAACAGATACTGGTAATGATTATGTTGATTTCAGAACTTTATGATATGATTACGACATGTGAAAAAAAAAATATTTTTTTTTATTTTCACTTTACATTTAGATAAATATTTGTTATATTAAGGCTAATTATGAAACAAATAGTTGCAATAGAAAAATTTTTTGCTATTCAGTACATGGACAAAATCGAAAGTGCAAAAGCTGAAGATCGGAAGGCTGCTCTTGATTTGTTTGGTAATGTTGTAAAAGGTGAAAATATTTTAACTATTGATGGTGATTCAGCTCATATTGAAATTGTTGGTCCAATGAGTCAGGATGGGCCAAGTCCGATTGCGGTATATTTTGGATTTAAAGGTACAAGCTATCTCAAGATTAGAGAGGCTATTGAAGAAGTAAAAGCAAATCAAAATATAAAAAATGTTTACTTGGAAATGGATACTCCTGGTGGATACGTTAAAGGTGTTGATGAAGTTTGGCAGGCTGTAAAAGAGCTTTCCAGTCAAAAACATGTAGTGGCTGTTAATAATGGATTGATAGCATCAGGTGGATATTATATAGCTTCGGCTGCAAATAAAATTATATCAAGATCCCCAATGAATGAAACTGGATCAGTAGGTGTTTTAATTATTGGAACAGATTGGTCAAAGTGGGAAGAAGAACACGGGATAAAGACAATAACTATAAAATCTAAAAACGCAAAAAACAAAGCTCCTGATATTGGCGATAAAGAAGGAAGAGATATATTACAGGAAAATGTCGATGCTATAGAACGTGTTTTTATTGATAGAATTTCAAGTGGTCGTGGTATTTCTTCTGAAGCTGTTATTAAAAAATTTGGAAACGGTAAAACTTTTATAGCCAAAGATCCTGATGGTGATATTGAAGATGCTTTATCTATAGGAATGATAGATAGTATTGAGAAGTTAGAAGATACGGAAAAAAAAAATAGAGGTGGTAGTTTTTCAGATGATAATTCTGATTCTTCTGCTTCATCTAGTAAAGATAAATCAGAAAAAAATAAAGGAAAATTTGTGGAGGTAGGAACAATGAATTTTGACAAACTTATTGCGGAAACTCAAGGACTTGGAGAGTATATAAAGTCCCTTGAAAAAGAGGCTCATAAAAAAGGTCTTGAAGAGGCGAATGATGCAAATAATAAAAGGATTGAAGCGGCATCAAAATATTTAGGAAATAAAGATTATCCTGAAAGCATAAGTAATATGGCTAAAGATGTTTTAATTGGGAAAACAGAGTTTTCCATTCTTACCGGAACTGTAGGGGCTTATGATGCCATTACAGAGAAGGAAAAATCTGAAGCAGCAGCAGCTGAATCGTCCGATGCTGGTGATACGCCACCTGCCGAACCTGAGACCGGATCTGAAAATGGGGTAATAAATACTGAAGAAGACTATCAGAAAACTATTGCAGAAGATAGAAAAAAAACTAATGGGGGTGCATAATGACAGTGCAGTCAAGGGTAGATAATACAAATTTTCCTTTTATACTTTCAGGTTCTGCTTTAAAAAAAGGCGGACAGGTTCTTTTACAAGATGCTGGTAGGGCAATCCCGTTAGCATTTGGAACTCTTATGGCGAAAGTCGCAGCTAGTGGAAAGTGGGTTCCGTTTACTGATGAAACGGCTACTAATGGAGCTGCAATACCGCAGGGTATTTATGTTGGTGAAGAAATTGCTGCTGCGGATATAGTTGCCGGTGATATTCCTGATCTTGAAATAATTATTGGTGGTGGTGCTATAACTGTTGATTCCCAACAGGTTGTTATTGAGAGTTCAAAGCTTTTAACAACGGTTATAACTGTTGGAACAACTGATTTGAGGACTGTTGAAGATCACATGAAAAATGTTGGTATCTTCTTTGAACTAACAATAGATATAGATGAATTAGAAAATACTTAATAAGGGAGAAAAAAAATAATGCAAAGTTTAACACCTAATAATGTAGATCCGTTCAGTCGCTATATGGCTGATCTGTTTGATGAAAATAAGGTTATAGGAGTTTCTACAGGGTTCCAGACTTTTTTTGGAGATCAAGCATCTGGTGGTTCTCAAACTGTATTTGAAACTGATAAAAATGCGGTTGATATTGATATAGTAAGAGGAAATGAAAGAACGGCAAAGATGATTTTGCGCGGTTCTGATGCCCGTGAGATTGGAACCGTTCAGAAAAATACAAGAGCTGAACAGTCAACCAATATTACTAGAAAATTTCCTCTTATAGAAGAGGCTGGTGATATAGAAGCTGATCAGTTGCTGTATAGGCAGGCAGGGGAAAATCCTTATGCTATAAAAACGCGACTTGATAGAATGAGGGCCTTAGCTCTTAAACATCATATGGGTCATATTCGTAGAATAGTTAGAACTTTTGAAATTTTAGCTTCTTCTTCTATATTGCTCGGACAGCATGGCGCTCTTCTCGGAACTACTAATACTAATTATATTTATGATTTTTTAAGAGCTGCTGGAAATACAATCACAACCTTAAACCCGTGGAATGGTGGAAGCCAGGATATTATGGGTGATATTGATGCTGGTTGTAATCAAATGCGGATTCAAGGTAAAACTGAACCAAATATGGCGGTTTTGGGTGGGAAGGTTATGGATGCTTTTATCCGTGATACGACAACTCAAAATCTTGCCGATAATCGGCGTTATGAAATGATTCAGGTTAGCAGGGATTTTCCTGTTCCGGCAGAACTTTCTAAGTTTATTTTAGCTGGATTTAAAGCAAGAGGTAGACTTGTAACACCTGAAGGATATACTCTATGGTTATTTACATATAACGATGGGTATACTAATGATGCTGGAACCTTCGTTCCGTATATGCCTATTGATAAAATGCTTATAGCTAATTCTAAAGCGCGTTGTGATAGATACTTTGGACCTGCCGAAGCTCTTCCGCAGGTTCAGCAGCGTATTGATTTATATGCTGATCTATTTGGATTTGATCTTAATATGCCACCAATGCCTCCAAATATTAAATCACCGGCCGGTGTTCTTAATCCTGCAATGTTTTATTCTGATGCTTATGTTTCTTCTGATTGGAAAAGACTTACTATGCGAACGCAGTCTGCTCCTATATTTACAACAACGCAAACAGATGCTTTTGTTACATTAGATGGTTTAATTACATAAGGAAAAGGTGAACGAATTGGAAAAAATATTTTGGTTAAAAAAAGGTGTTATTAAAGTTGGCGATAAAAAAATAAAGACCGGTGATCCTATTCCTGTTGAGAAGGTTGGTAAAAAAACCTTAGAAATGTGGAAGAAGAATGGATGGGCCGGTTCAAAAATTGTTGTTAAATCTGCCAATGAAAATGAAGCGCTCAAATTGAAAATTAACGATTTACAGAAACAGATTGTTTCTTTGAAAGAAAATGGGTCGAATCCTGAAGAAGTTCTTCAGCTCAAAGATGAGTTGTCTGATCTCAAGGATGCAAATGAACGGGAAGTATCTGAACTCAAAGAAGAACTCCAGAATGTTAATGAAGCAAACGGAAAGATTGTGGAATCAAATCAGAGTTTGGTCGATGAAGTTGCATTGTTAAAAGATGGATTGTCTGAAGAAGAGGCCTATAAAAAGGTTAATCAGGAAAATAAAGTCTTGATTAAGGCGGTTACTGCAAAGGACAATAAAATTGATGGTCTTTCAAAGAGAATTGAGAAGCTTATAAAAAAGCAAGGTAGATAATCATGGCCAAAGAAAAAAAAGTTACCAAAGAAAGAAAAGCCACAAAGTATATTGGTGGCCGGGCTATAAATGTCGATCTTAAAGAAATCGAAAAAAAGCCTGCTAGTGGAAATGGAGGGTCGGGATCTAATAAATAAGATCCTTAAAATCAATGACTAATCTTAGAGAATTAGCCGAAGAAGATTTAGCCGTATCTTTAGAAGGGGATTTTGGTTTACCCGTAATTCTTAAAGGTCCAAATGGCTTTACAATCTCAACCAAAAAAGGAACAACTGATCCGCTAATGGGGCAGATTCTCTATGATATAGTCAGGATGAACCCGGAGACCGGTGAGGATATGGAAGTTAACGAACCCGTAATTACTCTTCGCCGGTCAAGTCTTGAGAGGATTCCGAAGCCTGGGGAAAATTGGTTTGTTGAAATTCCAATTGAGCCTAAAGTTGATGGTGAAAAAAAAAGTTTTATAATTAGTGGATCAAGAACCTCGGATGGTGGCGGTTCACTCGGAATAATACGATTATTTTTGAGGAAAGTCGAACAGAAATGATGAATTTCAGAAAAATAAAAGAAAGTCTTGTTGAATTACTTGGAAGTAAAGCTGCTGGTAGATTTAAGGTTATCGGCTATCAGAAACAGATTAAAAATGCCTCAGAGACTGAAGGGAATAATAGAGCTGTTGAAATTTTTTATTCAGATGGTGATATGCCTAAAAAGGGTAGTAGTCTTACTGGTCCTATAGATCATGATATGGAATTTAAATTAGAATTTACAGTTTCCGCTCAAGCAAAAGCTGATCTTGTAGTTCTTGAAAATCCTGGTTCCACTACTGCTGAAGTTGAAACGGCTCTTGCGGAATTGCAAGTTGCTACAAAAATTGCAGATGATTCTATAGATGAATTATGGGAGTTAGTTTATCAGATTCTTATGGATGCTTTAGAAGTAGGTCTTGGATTGCTTGATGAAGATGGAAAAGAAAATGTTGTTCAAAATAGATGGGTAGGTGAATTTAGAAAAGATACCGCCCAACCAAAAGGTGAACTTGTTATTTTAACAGCAAGTGCTAAATATACTTGTAGAACTGATGAAGAAATAACAGGCGATACGGTTACTTCTGGCGAAGTTATGGATACTACTTTAAACCAGGATGATGATAAAGAAAATATTGCAGGAACAAGGGAGGAGTTATAATGTTAGATAATAATTCGTTAGCTGCTAGTGTTGGTAGTTCTGTAAAAAATGTACAATTTCAGGCTGGTGCTGTTGTTATTCCAAGAAAGAATCTTATCATAGGAACTTATGATGCGGCAAAAACTTTAATAGTTGATGAAGTTCCAAAGCAAATTTTTAGTGCAGCGGAAGCTGGTTCTTTATATGGCTTTGGATCTATGATTCATAGATTGGCTGTAAGAAATTTTGAAGGGTCAGCTGGTATTCCAACATATGCTTCACCTCAAGCTGAAGCTGTTGCTGCTGCTGCATCTGCCGGAACAATAACTTTTGCATCTACCGGAACAAAAGCCGGAACTGTAAGAATGTATATTTCCGGAATTCCCGTTCCTTTTACTGTAGCTGAAGCCGATACCGCCGCAGAGATAGCTACAAAAGCAGCGGCCGCGATTACTGCTGATAAGAATCTTCCTGTTACGGCTGTTGTTAACGCAACACCTGAGCAGATTGATATAGCCTCGAAATCAAAAGGCCCATGGGGTGATGATATTTCTTTGAAATTTAGCATCTTGTCAGGTGAGGAAATGCCTACAGGTGTTTCTGCTATTGCTGTTGATATGGCAGGCGGTACCGGAATTCCTGATATTCAGGATGCTGTTGATGGTCTTGGAACTGGTGATGATGCAAATGAATTATTTTTTACAGATGTTGTTCACGGATATGGACAGGATGCAACAACCTTGAACGTACTTTCTACCTATAATGGTGAAGGTAATGATTTTGTTGGTTGTTATTCTAAGACAGTAGCACGACCGTTCAGAGTTCTTACGGGTGATGTTGTTGCTGATACCGCAGGACTTTCTGCTTTGATTATTCTTGGAGATTCAAGAAAGCTTGATAGAACTAATGGGATAATTGCTGTTCCTGGTTCGGCTTCGCATCCGTCAGAAATAGCAGCTAAAGCTATTGGTTATATGTCTAAGATAAATAATAATAGGGCTGAGGAAAGTTATATTGGTGTTGTTTTAGCCGGTATAGATCCTGGTGCTCAAGCTGATAGGTGGACCGGTGATTATGATAACAGGGATAATGCTGTTAAAGCTGGGATAAGCCCAACTAAAATAAATAACGGTGTTGTTGTTCTTCAGAATGTTGTTACTTTTTATCATCCTGACGATGTTCCTGTAGCTTCAAATGGTTATAGATCAATGAGAAATATTTCCATACTCCAGAATATACTTACGAATATAAAATCAAATTTCCAACAGGAAAAATGGAAAGGTATTTCTATTGTTATTGATTTACAGAAAGTAACAAATATAAATGATCGTAAAAAGGCACGGGATGTTGATACTGTTTTGGATGATCTTGTTGTTTTGGCTAAATCATTTATGTCCCAGGCTTGGATTTATGATGATCAGTTTACAATAGATAAGTTAAAGGAAGCTGGCGCTGTTGTTATCCGGGCAGGTAATACAGGTTTTAATAATACTGTTAGTGTTATTTTGTCTGGTGAGGGTGGAATCCTTGATACTGTTACTGAATTCGATACTTCTATAGATGTGTTACTAAATTAACCCGGAGGACTTAAAATGGGAAAGAATGTTTCAGGTAGTATAAAAAAATGTCTTTTAGACGGAATTTCTTTTAAGGTTATGGCAGATGCAAATATTTCAGAAGTTCATAGTGAATATGAAAATGAGAATGTTGCGACATCTGGCGATAGTTTTATAAAGAAAACAAAGAGATCTCAGAATAGAGAAGGTCTTGTTTTGGCATGCAATGCTGAAGAATCTGAAACTCTTAAAGAGCTTTCGGAAAGAACAGATCCTTTTCCAATGAGTTATACGACTGCTGATGGTAAAACATGGAGATCGTCAGGTGGTATTGAGTTTGAAAATCGTGAGACTGAAGAAAATAGAGCAACTGTCCAGTTGTTACCGGAGAGTAAATTCGATTTGTTTTAAAAAAAATATATAGGAGTGAACATGGAGAAACGTAAAGACAAGATTTCGGCAAAGGTTGCACAGGATCAGCTTGATCAGTTACTAAATAAGTATGATATTGATATTGATGATGCTCCAAATAAAGAACAAAAAAAAGTTCTTGAAACATCTTTCCACAGGATAAAAAAATCAATTAGAAGAGGATTTCTTGAAATCAAAGTTGATGATCAATCTGGAAAGCTTGTTGTGGTTCACCATTTGCAGGAAAAAAAAGGAACTACTGTTGAGTATAAAGGTATTAGTGGGAAAAATAAGATTGAAATGAAAGAACGTGAAGAGCAGGATCAATACGGAAAGATATATGCTATGATGGGCAGTCTTTCTGGTTTGGGCTATTCGGCTATTCGGGATTTTGAAGGTATTGATATGTCGATAGCTGAATCATTAGGATCGATTTTTTTGTTAGTTTAGGTTCTGTAGACCAGATGATGGGGAATCTATTCGCAAGAAAAATACAGCCATCTGAATTGAAAAAAATGAGTTGGGAAGAATTGAACTTTTGGAATGGTTGGCATAAAGAAATGGTAAAAGCAGAAGAAAAAGATTAAAAAAATGCACAAAAAAAATAGATAATGGATAGTAATAATGCCGGATTTTGCAGTATCAACATCATTTTCAGCTAGGGATAAAGTAACGGCTGCTTTCAAGTCAATGTGGAAGAGTGCTGGAAAATTCGGAGATACTTCAAGTAGCGCTTTTAGAAAAGCATCAAAAGCTGGGTCAAGGTTCGGTGATATAGTAAAGGGAATCTTTGCAGCCGATTTATTAAAACGTGGGATAACAACTCTTACCAACGGTGTCCGTGTAGTAACTCAAGAATTTATAGCTTTTGATTCAGCGGTAACAAATGCTTCAGCTAAATTCAAAGGACTTAATTTGGCAACAGAAGAGGGTCAGGCCAAATTAGAAGCCCTGAAAAAAACAGCAAGGGATGTTGGGTCAGTAACTCAATTTTCGGCAAGCCAGGCAGCTGAAGGATTGGATTTTTTAGCTATGGCCGGATTTAATGCTGATCAGGCTATGAGTGCTTTACCCGGTGTTGTTGATTTGGCCACGGTTGCAAATATTGATCTTGCAAGATCTACAGATATTGCATCAGATAGTTTGGGTGCTTTTGGTTTAATGACTGAAAATACAGTTCAATTAGAAAAGAATTTCCAACGGCAAAATGATGTAATGGCAAAAACTATGTCCAGTACAAATACTAGTATTGAGGATATGTTTGAGGCGGTTAAAAAAGGTGCTCCAACATTTACAAGTGCCGGCCAATCTATGGAATCCTTCAATGCTTTATTAGGTGTAATGGCTAATTCTGGTGTAAAAGGATCCGAAGCTGGAACTCAATTAAGAAATGTGATGTTAAGACTTGCAAAACCGACAGGTGAAGCACAGGATACATTGAAGAAGCTCGGAGTACAAACAAGTGATTCCCAGGGAAATTTTCGTGATGTTGTAGATATATTAAAGGATTTTGAAAAAGGTTTGAAGGGAATGGGAACACAGCAAAAAGCAGCTGCTTTATCTACTATTTTTGGAACACGTGCTGTAACCGGTATAAATTTATTGCTTCAAGAGGGAACAAAGTCTATCTCAAAATTTAGAGACGGCTTAATTAATGCTGAAGGTGCAGCCGGTATGATGGCTAATACTATTAGACAGTCATTACAAAATAGATTGGCATCTTTGAAATCCGCAGCGCTTGAGGTCGGTTTTAAATTTGCTGAAGCTTTTCAGGAAACGGCCGGAACCGCAATAGATAGTCTTACTGAAAAAATAAGACAGTTTGATCCGACTCCTATAATTAATGCTATAATATCTGTGGCAAAATTTACCAGTAAATTATTTAAAGCATTAAAGCCTCTTGCCCCACTACTTCCGATAATTGTAGCTGGGATGATTGCGTATAATATTGCTTTAAAGGCTCAAGTTGCTATTCAGGCTATATCACATTTTTTTAAATTTGTAAAAGTATTAATGATGGCTGCAAAAGCACAGGGTGTATTAAATCTTATGATGTCCGCTAATCCAATCGGTGCTATTATTACAGGTATCGTTATTTTAATTGCTTTAATAATTCTTATTGTAAAAAACTTTAAAAAAATAAAAGCTGCTGTTATTGGTTTTTTTGATTCAAAAATCGGGAAAATTGTAAAGATATATTTCGCATTAATGTTCTTTCAGATATTTTTGGCTATTGTTATTATAAAAACATTAGTAAAAGTGTTTAAAGCTGCATTTATTGCTATTCCGAACTTTTTTAAGAATACTAAATTAGGACAATTTATAGTGAAGGTGTTTAAGCCTATTCTACAGATCCCTAAATTAATAAAGCTTGCCTGGGGTGGTTTGGTTGAATATTTTAAAAATTTATGGTTAGGAATAAAAATAATAGTTGAAAAAATAAGTATTGCTTTTAAAAAAGTAGCCAATCTATTTAGAAAAAAAGATAATAAAATAGATATATCTGGTGATGCGAGTTCTGAACCCGGAAAAAGACAAGCACCTAATAGGGCAGAAGTTGCAGCCAGAAAACAACAGATTCAATTTAATGGACAGTTAAATATTGCCGGTGCTCCTGCCGGTAGTAATATGACTTCAGAAACACGTGGTGCAAAACCAATTAAAACAGAATTGCTTGGTCAAAATCCGTGAGTTGGAAAGACAGGGTTAGACCTGAAATAAAGTTAACCTCTCCGAGTGGTAAAATATTCAAAGCTTTTTGGATTGCTAATTCAAGAACTAAAGAAAAAAAACTAGGTATATTTGAATACCCAAAAGTTGACGGAACTATTGTTCAGGATCTTGGAACCAACGGCACAAGATACCCTCTCAATTTTGTCTTTGTCGGTTCTGATCACGATCTGGTGGCAGAAAGATTTTATAAAACTTGTAATGAAAAAGGGTCATGGTCAATTATTCATCCAGTAAAAGGGCAGTTGGTCCTTCAATTAGCAGATGTTGAAGAGGCTATAAATCCTGTTGAGTCTGGTAATATTACTGAATTTTCTACAAACTGGATCGAGGCGATTGAACCTGGTATAGTTGAAAGCGTTCAGCAGCTTATAGGAAGTATAAAAAGTTTTGTTGATGTATTGAACGATATTTCCGGAAATCAATTAGAACAAAATATTGATGAAACAACAAGCTCAAATAACGCTTCATTAAAAAACGCGGTCAACACCGTTGTAACGGCTTATGATAATACTATTCTTCCTGCCTTTAGTGGTATTGGCGATATAGCTGCAAAGATCAATAGAATAAAACAGAATATATCAGGTGTTTTAGAAAGTACGCCTCTTGATATATCCATTATAGGTGCTTTGCTACAAAATTTAATATTAATTCCAGCACCTATTTTTGAAGTTTCATATAGTCAAAGAAATAATTCTTATACTGATTTTAAAAACCTTATCATTAGCGCTCTTCCTACCGGTAATGATTCAGAGGCAAAAAATGTAACATCAATATTTGAGGTATCTCTTGTTGCTGTGTTGGCCGCATTTGGTTTGATTGCAACAACATCTATAGATAATAATATCGGTATTCAGGCAAGCGGTTTATTTGTCAGGACAAAGGACCAGGCTTTTGATGCGGCCGGATTGTTATCAGATAATTTTATTTCCGTTGTCGATGCTCTTGATTCCTCTCAAGCTTTATATGAGGATAAGCCGGTAGAAAAACAATATTTTTCTCAGTCGGAAAGTTTTTCAGATTCTTATTCATTGATAATGTCAGCAATAGCCTATTTGATTAAATCTGGATTTGATTTGTCAGTAGAAAAAAGATTTATATTGCAGCAACCTAGAGCACCTATTGAAATAACGATTACCGAATATGGTAGTTTGGGTGAAGATGATTACAATTATGATTTATTTATAGATTCTAATTCATTAAAAGGTAAAGATATTCTTTTATTAGAGGCTGGTAGAGAGGTAGTAATTTATGTCTAAACCGGTTCCAGGAAAAAAATATACAGTTGTTACCGGTGATTATCTTGGAAAAATTGCCCAAAAAGCCTATGGTGAATTTATTAAATGGCGTATAATTTGGCAGGCAAATCAAACAACTTTAAAATCAGATGATCCGGATTTAATATTTCCGGGTGAAATTATAATTATTCCCGGTGTTGCTGAAAATGAACCACAGGAAAGAAAAGAGAAATCAGCAAAATTAAAAATAGGCAATAAAACAAAAGAACAGTTTACGCTTCTTCTGGATGGAATAGAAGTTCCTGTTCAATCATCAAAGATTATCAGAACAATGGATACGGCTGCTGATGGATGGACAGCAAAGGTTGCAAGGGATCTAGAAAGCGATAAGAGATTAGAACAGTTGATCAGGCCTTATTCGTATACAAAAGCCTCTGTATATCTTGGTTCTAATCTTATGATAGACGGGGCGCTATATGTTACAAGTCCTATTCTTGAAACAAGCGGAATTTCTGCTGATTTAGAGGGATTTTCTTCTACAGCTGATATTATTGATTCGACATTAAAGCCGCCATATGAAAAAAATAAAGTTACTTTAGAACAGTATGCAAAAAGCGCTCTTGCTCCATTTGGAATTGATGCTATATTTGAAACTTCTTCCGGTGGGAAATTTGACAGAATAACAGCAAATCAAACTGATACTGTCTTTTCTGTTCTGGCCAGGTATGCCTCACAAAGAGGTTTGTTAATTTCTTCAACACCATCTGGTGATTTATTATTTTTAAAAGCCAATACTAAATCAAAGCCGGTTGCTACAATTGAAGAGGGAAAAACATTAGCAGCTGGTTATTCCGCTACATATGACGGCAGGCTCAGATTTAATGTATATAAAGCTGTTGGCCAGAGTCCGGGAAGTAATAAAAATACGATAGTTGCAAAAGATGATCAGGTGTCAAGGTCAAGATTTTTAACTTTTACGGCCAATGATTCAACAAGCGGAAATATTAAAAATGCCGCTGAATGGAAAAGAAGCAAACAAATTGCTGAATCAATGGCAATGTCATTCCCTGTAAGAGATTGGTATACTCCTGATGGTGAAATGTGGAAAGAAAATACATTAATAACTTTAAAATCTAAGGCGTTATTTATTCCTGATGGGTTTGATTTTTTGGTAAAATCTGTAGAATATTCATATGGATTAGATGGAAGATCATCAGTTTTGAATTTAGTACCGCCTCAAGTCTATACTGGCGAACCTGTGCCGGAACCATGGAAGGATATATGATAGGTATAATAAAAAGTAGAGAAATAAAAAAGAATAAAGACGGTGAGCAGGAAAAGATATTACTACAAGTTGAAATTTCAGATCCTGATGATATTCAGACAGTCGAATTAATGACTACTTCCGGGGATGATAGTAATCCCCCTGATGAAAGCAGAGTCTTTATTGTTGATGTTGGTGGGGCTTATAAGATAGCTATTGCGGTTGACGATCTTATTACACCGTCAATGAGTCCTGGTGAAAAAAATTTATATAGCTCAGAAAATGGTACTATTAAAGCGTTTATTAATTTGCTTAAAACTGGAATCCTTGAATTAAATGGTAATACTGATTACGCTGTTAGATATTCAAAATTAAATACAGCCTTTAATCAATTAAGGAATGATTTTAATTTATTTTTAACGCATGTTCACTCTGGTGGGTTTGGCGGTGGCGCAACTGGACCGGCAACGCCGCCATTCTCACCTTCTACTGCTAGTATTGCAGCGGCCAAAGTTGAAGAGGTAAAGCTCCCATGAATGATATTTTTAATGGTGATCCAAGATTAATCCTTACTGATGATGGTGCTACATTTGATTTTAAAGGTGGGCAGCCTGTTATGGATCAGGGGTTAGAAAACTTGGTCTTGATCTCTTTATTTACTAGAAAAGGCTGGGCTGGAAATGTTTTATTTCAGGATGTAAAACAAAAGATAGGTTCTGATTTTGAAGATACCGCAAATCAATCAATTACATTAAGCACGTTAAACGATGTAAGGCAAGCAGGGTTATTGGCTTTAGATAGTGAGGTTTTTGGTGATGTTGAAATTGAAGTTACAAATCCTAATTCATTGACTTTAAGAGTTGTTATATTAATAAGGCCACCAGTAGGAGATCCGTTTTCTTTACTGTTAGTAAAAAATGGAACTAACTGGATTTTTCAGAAAATTAATCCAGCATATCGGAGAATATAATGGGAATAAATATACCGACTACTGAAGAAATAAAAAATAGAAATTTATCAAATTTAGAATCGAAGCTGAATCAAACAAGTCCTTTAAATGATAAGGCTTTTTTACGAGTTCTGGCCGGGATGGAAGCTTTCAATCATACTGAATTAGCTAAATTTGCTGTTGAGAGAGCGCTACAAAATTTGGTATCTACAGCAACCGGAAGTGATCTTGATATAATTGGTAATGAATATAATGTTCCGAGAAAACCGGCCGAAGCTGCTGAATTGACAATAGATCTTCCTGCTGTTAATGGAACTGTAATTGATTCGACTGTTGCCTTTTTAGGTGATAATAATGGAATGAGATATTTTCCAGTAACATCTGTTTCCGCAGCCGCCGGTGTTGCCATAATTCCGGTAATTGCTGAAGAAACAGGTGTTGCCGGTAATTTAATTATTGGAGATAAACTGACCATTGAAACTCAAGTTCCTGGAGCC